GGTCACGGCGGTCACGGTCACGGCCGACGCGCCAGCCAGGGCCACCGCCGTGACGGTGGTATTGACCGGGCTCGCCGCATCGCGGAACCCGTACGCCGCGACCAACGAGTCGTACCCTTTGACGAGTTCGGGCAGCATAGCGGCTCCGTTAAATGGTCACGAGAAACGAAATGTCAGTGTCCACACGCAAGCGATTCTTGGCCTCGCGCTGGCCACCGCGCCGGAGCGCCTGCGCGCTCGGGAAGCGGCCAGCGTTGAGCGGTGGCGAGAGCGCGGCGAAGCGCATGACGGTCAAGCTCCGTTCGATTAGCGCGGCCAGCCGGTGCGCTTCCGCGTCGTCGCGGCCGACGCAGGAGAACTGGAGCGACACGAGCCGCGTGTCGCCGCTCCCGCCGTAGCGCGTGGTCACGAGGTGCTGCACGGCCGCGATCGGGGGCGCGCCCACCATCGCCACCTCCCACGGCACGACGGAGCCGTCACTCTTGCCAGTGAGCGTGATCATGGCGGCCAGCGTGTTCAAGATCTCACTGCACGCCGCCAGGCAGTCCTGCGTGTGGTCGCCGACCGGGGTGTAGGTCACGCGCCGAACCCACTGACGCCCGCGTGCCCGCGCCCACGGACGTCGAGCCGCGGCGCCTGTTGCCCGATCAACTGGCGATAGCGCGCGAGCGCGATCCGTCCGACGGGCCGGGGCCGCATGGTCCGCGTCCCGTACTCCAGCCACCGCGCGTAGGGCGCCGTCGGGCCACCCCAGACCACGCCGGGATAGCCGTTGCCGAGCCGCCGCACGCGGACCGAGCGCAACAGCGCCCCCGTGTCCGGCGCCGGGGGCTGGCCGGGGGCCGAGGCTTGGTGAGAACCGTAGACCCGCCCGCTCCCCGGCTGCGACAGCTCCTCGCGCGTCAGGTCCGCGAGCCACGCGGCCCGCGCCTGGAGACGCTCCGGGACGCGCGCTTTCGTGTAGGCCGCGGCGCGGAGCCGGCCGGCGACGTTGGTGCTGCCATCGCGGAGGGTCAGCGTCATAGCCCAAAGGACTCCTCCGCCGGGGCGAGCTCGAGCACGCACGCCTGGGTCCCGCCGAACCGGTCCGGGACGGCCTGGCGCACGTAGTAGCGTTGCCCCACGCCGAGCAGGCCACCGGTGATCTCCACCCCGTCGTCGGACCGGATCGCGGGCGTAAATCCCCGCACCTCCATCTCGGCGCGGACCTGGGTCTCGCGGCCATAGATCTTCTGCGCGGCGCTGTGTTCCAACTCGTCGTAGCCGACCGGGAGATCGGTCGCGATGTCGGCCCAGGTGAGGATCGGCGTGCGGTCGGAGGCCCGCCCCGTCACCGTCGCGCGCCGCACGCGGACGCGCGTGTCCGACAGCTCCTCGGTCGAGATCCGGGCCGCGTCGTCCATGGCCGCCGCCACGTCGTCGAGGATGCTCATATCACCATGTCGCCACGAGCGGCACGCTCGACGAATAGGCGCGGACCGCCAGGGCCACCGCGACGTCCCACGCCACTGCCTCCGCCGCACCCAACGCCACCAGGTCCCGGAGGATGAGCGGCGGCAGGTCGGCCAGGTCCAGCGGCAGCGACGGGTCGCGCCAGACGACGCCCTTGCCGCCGCGCCCGCTCACGGACTTGTACTGGTCGCGCGCGCCGGGCAGCAGGCGGTCCGTCATCGTCGCACCAACCCAGATCGCGAGATTGGCCGCGAGGCGCTTGAGTATCGCGGACAGGCCGGCCAGGTACGGATCGGTGCGCGGGAACTCGAGCGCCTGCGTCAATACTGCCCGCGCACCGGGATACGTGAACTGGTCGATCCGCATCGTGGCGGCGATCCCCGCCCGCTTGACGTCGTCGTCTGTGCGCGCCCGGAAGGCCGCCGCCTCCACGCCCCACCGATTCTCGCCGGCCTGCTTGAGCTCGGCGAGCGTCAGATAGCTGTTCGCGGTGACGCCCGACAGCGTGGGATCGAAGACGACGGCCATGCGCGCGCTACTCCACCGGGGTCGTCAGGTCCGACGCGACGAGCGCGGCAATCATGTCGGTCTTGAGCACGCGGCCCCCGGCGCCGCTCCCGGTCACCTCCACCCCCCGCCGCGAGACGAGCCGCTGGAGTTGCTCGGCGGTCTTGCCGTCGTACGCCGCCGCGGCCTCCGCCTCCGGGTCGACGTCTACCGCGTCCGGCGGCACTTCGGCGCCCAGCTCACGGGCGCGCGCAAAGCTCATGCGCCCGCCACCGCCGGCCCGCGCCTCGCGCGCCATGCGGCGGTCCTGCGCAACGAGCGCGTCCAGCCGATCGGCCTCGGCCTCGGCGTGCGCCGCGCGCTCGATATCGGCGCCCGTGAATGCTGGCACGGGCGCGTCGTTGGGTGGGGTGTCCAGCACGTCGTCGGGCATCAGGCGACTCCATCAGTGGGCGGTGGTGTCTGCGAAGCGGGCACCGGCTGTCCGGCGAGTACGGCCGCGACCGCGCGCGGGCCGACCGCCCCGCCGATCGACACGGGGCGCTCGTACTCGCGTGCGCTGGACGGGCTGTCGTCGGTCACCTGGACGTCTTCGTGCGCGGGCCGGCGGGCGGTGCCGGGGGCTCGGCAGGAGGCTCGGGTGTGCTCGGCTGCTCGCTCGCCGTGGCCTCGCTGGGGGCGTCGAGCGGGTCGCCATGCGCGTTCCGGAGCACGCCGTCGGCGGTGCGGTACCGCCCGCCCGGCTCCGATGTCCCGTAGCCCGCGGCGTTCAGCTCCCGCATCTCGCGGGCAAGCTCTTCGCGGGCCACCTGCTCGCCGGTCATCACGACCGTTGGCCGTTCGTTTGGCATGGGTCAGTTCCTCAATGGTTCCGCAAGTGGCTTCTCAGTGATCAGAGCGGGTCCGCGTAGGTCGTGTCGGCGAAGTAGAAGACGCCACCGCGCGTGCGGTCGCGGATGCCAATGCCGAACTCGGATTCCATGTACTGCGCATGGAGCGGATAGGCGTCGAGCTCGGCGGCGATCCGGAGGGTGCTCGATCCGGCCCGGCGCTCGCGGAACTTGATGGGCTTCCGGCCGGCCGCGTCCCAGATGAACGCGTAGTTCGCGTACGCCCACGGCTTGACCCACACTTCGGCGGGGCCGAGATAGCCAATGGGGCGGTTGTTCATCCGGGTGAAGTCGAGCCGCTGCGTCGGCTGATTCGCAGTCACGTCGAGCGTGAGCCGCGTATCGACGAGCGGCACGAAACCGGAGAGCGCACGCACCGCCGTCTCGTCGGCGATGTTGATCGCCGCGCGCACCATCCCGCTCGTCGAATGTTCCGCCACCCCGTTGATCGCGGTCAGGAACGTGCCGGCCGTCAGCGTCGCATTCGCGGTGAAATGCGAGTGCGTGGCCGCGTCGTACTCCTCATTGTTCGGCCCGTTGGCGATCGGGAAGTCGTCGGCATTGGCCCACCGCTTGACGGGCAGATCGATCGACGGCGCGACCCGCTTGTCGCGGAACGTGTAGTTCGTCGCGCGGAAGATCGCCCGCTTGAGTTCCGTGATGACATTCCGGACGTCCGCGCTCCGGGCGGCGAGATACTGCTCCGCCAGATCGGCCGGCGTCGCCTGATCGAAGTAGCTGCGCGTCCAGCCGATCGCGTACTGAAACAGCTTGAGCGGATAGCCGAGGTTCGCACCTTGCTTGGCCTTCTGCGTCGCGCTGCGACCATACTCGTCGACTTCCTGCATCTCCGTGCTCGAACCGCCGCCGGCCTGCTCGATCCGGTCGGTCGTGATCTCCGCCATCTCAGAGACCATGTCCTGCCGGTTCTGGTTATAGGCAGCCAGGTCGGTCTGAAGCACCGCGTTGACCTGATCGAGCCCGAGCGCGGCGACCGTCGTGTCGCGATTGCGCTGGAGCGACGGGATATCCAGTGTGCCAGTCTGCTGTGCCATGATGACGAGGCTCCGAGTCGTGTGGGCGTGTGGGGGCGGCGGGTCTTACGCCCACGCGAGGACCTTGAACTTCTTGCCCGACGTGACGGTGACCACGACGTTCGTCGATGTGTGCGTCCCTTCGGTCACCGTGTAGACGCCCGCCGTGGCCGGAGCCAGATCAGTCGGCGCTACCAGCACCGCCGCCGGCACCGCGCCGAGCCCGTGGGCGACGTTCTGCGCGGCCCCGGTCCCGGTCTGCTCGGTGGACACGAAGACCTTCGCCTTCGCGAACGTCACCGACCCGGCCGGCAAGGCGCCCGCGCCCGCGCTCACAACGCCAGCCGTGATCACGCGGATGTCGGTCGCGTTGATGACCTGCGCCACCCCGACCGCGTCGCCGGCCGTCGCGGCATCGTCGAGCCGTCCCTTCGTCGCGGCGAGATACAGGATCGCGCCCTTGGACAGCGCGGCCCCATACCGGAACCGGGCGCCGAGCCCGAACAGGGTCACGGCGTCGCCGATGGCGTAGGCCGTCGGGGTGAACCCGGCGATGACCGCCTTCTCGTTCGCGGCGGTCGCGTCGGCCATGTAGATCTTGCCGTCCGAATTCTTGATGTAGCACGGCGCGACGGCGTCCAGGGCCTCGCCCGCCAGCAGATTGCCCGCCAGATGCGGCGCGAACATCCCCGTGCTCGCGTCCATCGACGCACTCGAGCTGCGCGTGACCAGCGTCATACGATCTCCTCACGTGCGGGGCGAGCGCCCCGTTTGATGTGCGTCCTGATGGTCAGATCGCGAAGGTGCCGGACTGGCGCTGTTGTTCTGCGATGCGGTCGATGTCCGGCTTCGGCTTCCCACCGCCCGCCCGCTGCTCCGGGTACGAGGTCGTGCGGGTCGGCGGTGTGGCGGGTGTGGCGGGTGTCGTACGCGCCTGAAGTGCGGGCTCCATCTCGCTCGCGTGCTGCGTGACGTGCTCGTGGAGCTTGACCGGTGCGGCCTTCTCGTCGCCGGCTTTGCGGACGAGCGCGGCCGTGACGTCCTTGCCGTCCACCGTCTCGGTTTTCACCTCGACCAGCTCCAATCCCTCGTCCTTGAGCAGCCGGCGCGTGGCCTTCAGGTTCCAGCCGTACGCGTCGGCCACGTCGATCGCCTGCTGTCCGCGCCGGAGGTCGGCGTTCTCGGTGTCGAGGGTGGCCGAGCGGTCGAGCTTCGCCTTGATCTCCGCCGCCGTCCCGAGCGCCGTGAGCGCGTCGTACGCCGACGCTTCGTCCTTCGTCAGCACGCGCCCGCCGTCTTTCGGGGCGGTCTCGGCCAGCGCCTTGTAGCGGTCTCGCTCGCTCTCGGCGGTCAAGCGCAACCGGATCTCTTTGGCCAGGGCCTTCTCCGCGCTCCCGCGATGCTCGTCGAGGAGCTCGCGCGCGATGGTCACGGCGTCCTGCGGGGTCGTGCTCGTCAGGTCGGGCATAGCCACCAGGTCAAGCGAGTGGGTGAAACGCGAAACGCCCCCGGCCCGAGCAAGTGCTCGGAATGGGGGCGGTGGCCTCATATCGGACCCGGCCGCAAGGCCGGGGATGTCGTCGTGCTGCTGCTAATCTAGTGCCAGCGTCCGCGCAGCGTCAACAGGGGCGTTACGCCGCCACCTCGCCGGTGTCAGGGTTGCGATAGGCCATCCCGCATTTGCAGCGCGAGAGACAGGTCCGGCTCCCGATCGGCGTGACCTCGCCCGCTGGCCGCCAGCCCGCCGCCGCCTCGTCCGCGCATTGCTGGCAGTGCTCGGCGGGTCGCAACACCGAGCGCGCCTCCGTGTAGCCGCGCAATGTCATCTCCGCGCGCTCGGTCGCCATGAACACCACGCGCCCGTTCTCGGCGTAGAGCTGCACGCGTTGCAGAAACCGGCCGTCCAGCGGCGCGCCGTCCCGGATCTCGGTGGCGAATCGCTCGAGGTACCCGTACTGCTCGCGGATGCGCTGGCCCGCGCGCCCGTAGGCGGCCGGGTCCATCTGCGCCCACCCGCCCTTCGCGGCGGCCGTGCTCGTGAGTTGGAGGTTTTTGACCGCCTCGCGCATCCGGAGCGTCCAGGTCTCCAGATCGATCGTCCGCGCGCGGAGCTGGTTGGCCAGTGTCCCCATGTCGCGCCCGATCGCCGTCAGCTCGCGGTCGATCTCGGCGCGCACCGCGACCCGCGACACGTAGCGACCGTCGGCGCCGCGATAGCGCGCCGCGTGGCGGTCGTACGTGTAGCGGCTCGGGCGCGGCATCGGCTACGGCGTCTCCGGCGCGGGCGTGGCGTCGAGCAGCGTGCGAAACTGGGGCGAGGCATGCTGGCGCCATGACACTTGCGCGCGCGCGATATCCTCAGGCGTGATCTCGGCCGCCGCGTCCAGCTCGGCGGCGGTGAGCGGGGTGTACTGGCGCTGGGGGTCGGTGGGGTTACGGGGCATGCGGGAACTCGGTGTGGGCGGGAGTCTCAGGATACACCGTCGCCCCGATGCGCGCCACGTCGCACACCGCGCCCTCGATCGCGCGGCGCCACTGCTCCAGCGCCCACGCGCGGAGCGGCGCACGGGGCTCATCGTCCTCCGGTGCGAGCGCGTCGAGCAAGTCGCGGAACGCATCGCACATCGGCTCCAGTGGGATGTGGGCCAGCTCGTGGCGAATGTTGCGGTGTCGCTCCGCCTCGCTGAGCGACAACCACCCCGCCATGATGCGGAGCGTGGCGAAGCGATACTCGGGGCGTGTCGTGATCTCCGCTTCGTTGGTGTCGCTCACGTCCAGCCGCACATAGAGCCGGTCGAGCCACGCGGGCACGCGGTGCAGGTGGCGCGTGAGCGCCGGCTCGACGACCGCGCGCACATCGGCCGGCATACTCGCGTGCCAGAGGACACGCGGCGCGCTCACTGCACCACCACCGGCCCCGCGCCCACGAGCACCGCGGCCCGCGCGGGATCGATCCCCGCGAACGCGGCGGCCTCCGGAAGTCCGACCCCACCAACGCTCGTCAGCACCGCCAGCGTCTCGCCCTCGGCTTTCGCCGTCGCGAGCTTGGCGCCCGGCTCGGCGTCGATCGCGTCCATCTCGGCCGCCGTGTCCTCGACGCCGATCGCGGCCATGGCGCCCGTCCGCGAGAGGAGCCCGGCCGTCCGCATCTCGGCGGCCGCCCGCTTCTCGTCGGGCGTGATCGGGCCTGCGCTCACGCGGAGCGTCACGGCCACGCGGTAGCGCGTGAGGAACCCGGCAGCCAACCCCGCCGGGTGCATGCGTCCCGCGTAGGCGATCGCCACGCCGATCGTATCGCGCACCATGCCTTCCACCGGCGCCCGGCGGTTGTCCAGGTCCGCCTCGTGCGCCGCGCGCGCTTGCTGGTATGCGATCCCCGATGCTTCGGCGGTCGAGTCGTGGGCGAGGTGGCCTTGCGCACAAGCTTCGAGTAGCGTTCGGCGGAGCGCGCGGGCGGGGCCGGTCACGAAGCCGGGGTCGGTCGGCTCGTGGTAGACGATGCTCGGGCTCGCGTGGATGGTCGAGCCGTTCGGGCCGTCGAAGTTCTTGCCCACGAGGTTGGTGATATACCCGGCCCCAACCGTCCGAACCTTCCGGTGTCCATAGAGCACGCGCCCGTCGTCGTCGGTCATCTTGATGCGCGGGCCGCTCGCCGGGGCCGTCTCGAACCAATCGTACTCGTCCTCTGCGTCGAGTGTCGTGCGCTCCAAAAACGCCGACATCTCCGCCGACCGCGGCAGCAAGGACGAGACGTAGTCCAGCACGCATTGCAGCCGCCGCACGCAGTCGGTGACGAGTACGCCCATCGCCGCCGCCGCGATCGGGAGCCGGCCGGCGAGGTCCTCCGCGTGCGGCGGGTCGTTCGGGGCGGCGTTTGACCGGAGCACCCGCACGACCGTCTCGCGCGTGCTGCGATCGACGGTCCACACCTCGACCGAGGTATTGCCGTCGTCGTCGGTCGAGCGGTAGAGCGCGCACCGCTCCTGCGTCCGCGGGTGCACGTAGACACACGCGTCGGCCGGGACAGGCGCCGAGAGCGCCACGCGCTCGAACGCGTCGGCGTCGGTGGCGAGCGTGGGGAGCGTCCGAACGGTGGTGGCGGTGTCGCCAGAGCCGACCACCGCCTCCACCAACTCCGCCGCCGGCACCCACACGCGGAGCGTCCCGTAGCCCGCCCACGTACCACGCCGGACGGCGGCGCGCGCCAGCTCCCAGAGCGCGACCCGGTCCCACCAGCCGGAGACAGCCGCACGCATGGCCGCGATCTCGGTCTGTTGCTGTTGCTCCTCATTCGTCCCCTGTTTCGCCGGGATGAGCGGCACAAACGTCACGTCGGGCTCTGTCCGGAGGAGGCCGTTGGCGACGTTGGTCACCGCTTCCTCGGTCGCCGGGACCGGGGTGAACTGGCGCTCGACCTGAGAGCGCATCGCGCCCCACTGTTCCGCCGTCCCGCGCGGGCCGGGCCAGTCCGCGCCAGCGCGCCAGTGGTCGCCGTCCTCGACGAGCGCGGCGTTCTTGGCGGCGCCGTCCACACCAGCGGCGGCCGTCGTCGTGGCGTCGAGCGCGGCTTCCGCGTCGGCGAGGGTCCAGTCGGCGACGGCGGGCAGGGTCCGGCCGGTGAGCGAGGGCATGAGGGGTTAGCCGGGGGTGAACTGGCTGGACGAGCCGTAGGAGGGGCGGCGGCGGGGCGGGGCGGGCGTATCGTCCTCGTAGAGCGCGAGCACGAAGGCGTCGGACTCGTCCGGCGAGCGGCCGATCAACTTTCGGACCTCTTTCTTTTCGACCAACCGGACGCTCGTGACGCGCACCTTCTCGGTGCGCCCCTTGATCGCATTGATGCGTTCGACCGTGCGCGTCGTGTACTCGAGTCGGTGCGCCAACACCTCTTCACGGAGTCGCGCGCTCGGCGGGACGTCACAGAGGCCGCGCGCGACGAGCATCGCGGCACGGACGTAGAGCTGCGTCCGCATGTTCTCGCACACCGGCTCGCCGGGAAGTGACGGGAATGCCGATCCGCCGAACGAGACGCCGAGCACCTGCCGGCCAATCACACGTCCGAGGTAGTCGAGCGGCGAGCTCCCGACACCACCGTCATCGATCACGAGCGGCGAGTCCGGGTGCTGGCGCGCGATCCGGTCGCCGGTATCGACGCCGTCGCCCTTCGGAAAGAGCGTGAGCGCGCCGATGCGCGCCCGGCGCATGCGCTGCAGATCGGCGACCGCCACCGCCCCCACTGGCTGCGCGGTCGCATAGGCGCGGAGCAGCGCGCTCGCCCCGTCGCCCCACCGCGGCGCCGAGCGCGTGTCGTCTTTCCCTTCGCGCGCGACGTCCACGCCCACGGAGTCGGGCGCGGTCGGTGGGTCCTGCTCCTCTCGCCATCGCGCGACGGCCGCATCCCACGCGCCGGCCGAGAAGAGTCCCGCATCGTTGCTCGACGGGTACTGGCCGCGCACTTGCGCCATGAACGCGCCCGTCGGCCGATAGACGCGGGGTTCGCCGTCCGGGTGGCCGGGCACGCCGTCCGTACGCCCGCCGCGCTCCGGGGTGTCCAGGCGCGGGGGGAGCGCGTAGACGAAGTCGCCCTGCTCGAGCTCGACGGGTGTGGCCGGCGCGGCCCCGCGGTCGGTGCAGTCGGTCCGGACCCGGTCGTCGATCACGCGACAGTCCACGGCGTCCGGAATCACGCCCACGCGCTGGCGGATATTGGGATGCTCGAACGCGTCCAGGTGCACCGTGATGTAACTCCCGGCGCGGGAGCGCTGGAACGCGGGGCCGAGGGCTTCGGTGGGGTTGAAGCTCGAGATGATCTTGTTGCCGGCCGACGAGCACATGCCTTCCGCGCCGCGCCACAGCGGCTCGCCGACGCCCTGGCCCTCCTCCACGAGCGCGATCTGATTCCGGTGATGCCGGCCGCTCGCCGTATGGGCGACCGCTTGCCCGACCTTGGTCGGTGGCGTCAACACTTCGACGTGCCACTTGGGTCGCACGCGCCAGAGCACGGACCGCTCGGAGCGCTCCCCTGGCATGCGGTGCCCGCGCGTCTCGGCACGCGCGGCGTGCGTCAACATCTCCGCGTAGATCGTCTCGAAGACGGTGTCGTGATCCGGGCCGGGCAACAGGATACGCGCGCCCTGCTCCTCGAAGCCGGACTCGTCATCCGGCAACGCCGCGACGGCGTCCATGACGTAGACGCCATAGCCGGCCAGGATAAAGGTCTTGCCGACGTTGTTCGCGCTCGGGAGTAGCACGCGACGCTCGCGTTCGATCACGCCGAGCGCGTACTCTTGCTGTGGCGTGAGTGTCCAGCCGAGGATGTCGGCGAAGTAGGCCAGCGGGTCACCGGCATAGCGGCGGCGGACCTTGGGGTCCCGCGTCGTGTGCGACCGCGCGCCTCGTGTGGCGAGCGCATCGGCGCGGGCGCGAATGCGGATGCCGGCGAGCACCGTGTCAGCGCCGCCTCCCGACGGCCAGAGCGCGGGCGCCGTCACCGCCAGACCTCGGCGAGCCGGGCGTCGATCCGCGCGAACGTCTCGGCGTCCAGCTCCTCGACGAGCACCCGGTACGTCGCCTCGAGCCGGCCGGTCACGTGGTCGACCGTCAGCTCTTTCGTCGTCCCAAGGCCGTACTTCGCGAGGAGGTCGACGGCGCGGAGTCGGTCGGGGATCTCGGCGGAGACTTGCGTGTCAGTTTCAACGCCATCCACCTTCACCTTCACGAGCGCCGCGCCGTCGGCCACCTGCTCGAGAAAGCTGATACGCTTCGCGAAGCTCCCGCGAAGTCGCTCGCGAATGATCGAGGGCGGGCGCCCTGTTCCGCCCTTATTTGCGCCACCACTCAGCAAGGCCCCGCCGTGCGTCTGCGGCACGAGCACACGCCGCCGCGCCGGGGGTTTCCCCGGGGATTTCTTGGCTGCGCTGCCTCCGCCCCGTCGTGTCGCCATGCCCTCAACGCAAACGCCCCGACGCCGGGCAGGTGCTCGGCATGGAGGCGTGGCCTCGAATCAAGTGTCTCTCGTCGGACGCGAATGCGTCCGGCTCCTTGCCGAATCTACCGCGGGCACGCCCATCGTGCCACACGGGCGCCGCGTCACAGGACCCGGAGGGCGCGGAGGATGAGCGCCAGCCGATCAAACGCGACCAGGCGAGTATCCCGCCCACTCACGGGGATCTGGAGATGCGCGGGCGACGGCGCATCGACGGCGACGAGATGCGCGTCCACGTACGCCAGCCCAGTGAGTGTCTCGATCTCCGGCCGCACGGCACGGAGCAGCGCCCCGACCTCCTGCCAACCGAGGGCGAGCGACAGCGACAGCACCGTCGCGCCACGCGGGACGACGATATCGAGCCACCGGCCCTCGCACCGCCGCCCACGGTCGCGGCGCGTGGCGTTGGGGTCGCAGACCTCCCACCGCCAATGCGCCACGTCGCCGGGCAACCCGCGGCGGAGTCGGACGTCACAGCGCGGGCACGCCAGGGATTCGACGAGCCGGACCTGAGGAGGCGTCATGGCAAGCGCGGGCAGGGTCACGCCTCCCCCTGCCCCCGCTCCCACGCCCCCACCGCCGCCCGGGCGACACTCCACCAGGTGTGCCCGCGCTCACACCTCAACTGCACGGTGTGGGGGTAGGCGTGCGAGCTGCCCGCACGTCTCCGCCGGCCGGTGGCGGTGACCGTGGCGGGGAGGCCGAGGCGGCGACAGGCGCGGCAGACCAGAGGGCGGGCGGTCATGGGCGCCACCAGAGGCCAGCCATGCCCCCGAGCATCAGCACCAGCCCAATCGGCCATGTAATCACGATCACGACGGAGCTGGCGCGTGACGGAGTCTGCCCTCCGATCATTCGGACCACGACCGCAGCGTATACCAAACCGCAGAACAGGTAGACCGCCACGGCGACAACGATCGTGGCGGCCGTCATGGGGTGATCCCCCACCGCGCCATGCGCCGGCTGAGGGTATTGCGATCGATCCCGAGCAGCGCCACCGCCTGCCGCTGGTGGCCGTTGGTGTACGCGAGCACGCGCCGGATACGCGCGGCCTCGACGGCGGCGAGGGTGGGCGGCGGGGGCTCGCAGGCGTCGCAGTACGGACGCCATGAGTCCAGTTCGGCGCGGCACGTCTCGCACGTCGGCACGTGGCCGCGCGGCGCCATATCCTCGAGCTGCTCGGAGAACGAGCGCGGGTCCGACGCGAAGGTGCTCGCTGTCGTGAGCGTGGTTGGCGGATTGGCCGGCGTGCCCTCGACGTGCACGTACTGCGCGCTGGCCGGCCGTTGCGGCGAGCAGGTGTGCACGTCGTCGGCGCGCGTGGGCTTGCCGCACTCGCGACAGATCCGGGCGCGCGGCCATGCGGGCGGCTCGGCGGGGATGAGGGTACGCGAGCGCGGCATCAGCGGGGCTCGATAAACACGTGATACACGAGGTCCCCGCCATGGAGCTGCACCGTCGCGAGGTACGTCCAGTCCAGCGCGTCCGCGAAGTCGTGCCCGGTCCCGACCATGCGCACGGCCAGACCCCGCGTCGGTCCGGCGGGGTTGACGAGTGCCCACAGGCAGAGCGCGCCCTGCTGTACCTGCACCGTGAGCGGCCGCGACCAGATCGGGAGCGCGACGTGTTGGAGGTCGGCGACGATCAACGGATACTTGTAGACGCGGAGCATCAGCGGGGCGCCTCCACAGCGTATCGCGCGCACACCGGCCGCGCGGCGACGACAAGGAGGGAGTCGCGCGCCGAGTGCACAGCGACATACAGGCCCTGACATTCGCGGCGCTCCCGTTGGGTCGCCTGCCGGTCGCTCCAGACGAGGAATGAGATTATCAGGGCGAGCACGGCGACGATAATCCCGGTGGCCAGCAAGGCTTCTTTCATCCTACCACCTCCCCGCCGGCCTGGCGCGCGGCGTCCACTGTCTCGCGCCAGGTCGGGCCATCGGCGATATCGTCCATCGGGCCATCGTCACTCCCGATCGTCCAGCCGTTATCGGGACGTGCGTCCCCCGGCTCGCGCACGCGCCAGCACATCACCGTGTACCCGGTGCGCTCGATGTACTTCACGCGCTCGACGTCCTCGCGCGCCGCCGCCAGCTCGGCTTCGGCACGCTCGGCCCGCGCCTTCGTCTCGTCGCCGAACTGCGTCGCGTACTCGAGGAGCTGGCGGAGCCGATCGCGCTCCCCCGTCAGCCGCTCGACCTCGGCCGCGAGCGTCCCAGCGCTCGCCTCGGCCAGGCGGCACCACCGCGACTCGCCCGCCTGGGCGACGTGGGGGCAGGGGGTGGGCGCACTCCTAATTCGGGGCGAGTTAATAATTGGCTGAGAGTCCGTCGCGATCAGGTCGAACGTCCCGCCGCAGTGCGCGCAGCGGCCCGTCGCGAGCGACCACCGCGACAGGCGGTGGTCGCAGGTGCACGGCACTACCGGCTCGCTCATATCTGCACCGTTGGCAGTTGGTAATACGGGCCGTGGTCGCTCGACGTGAACCGAGACACCACAGCCGCGTACGTCACCTCCATGCGCACCGTGTGACCGCACCAGCAACACGCCTCCGTCCACCGGTCGGTGTAGCCGTCCCGCTCCGTCACGCCCGAGCGGTGCATGCAGTGGCTGGCCGCCGTCCCCGTGCGCGCCGGGCACGCGCCCCCTATCGGCTCACCCGACATCGGGGCCTCTCGTGGCGGCGAGGGCGGCGACGACAAGCAGGCTCGCGCGGCAGATCGCGACCGGCGCCGCGTCGCCCTTGCGCTCGAAGTCAGGGCGTCCGTTCCACCCGCTCGTCTCGTGCGGCGTGAACCCGGCGAACCACGGATCACCGGGAGCAAACGGACTCTGGAGCCGCAGCCAGTAGCCGCGCCGGGCGAGCGCCGCGACGACCTGCATCGCGGCGTTGTGGTCGGTGGAATAGGGCGCGAGGTCGCCGGAGAGCTGCGCGTCTCGGTCGGGTTCGGCGTGCGGATAACAACAGGTCACGCCGTCGCCGCAATACGGCCGACCCTCGTGCCACTCGACGCGGCACCCCATGACCCGCTCGGCGACGAGCGCGTCAAGCTCGCGCCCCGCCTCCAGTGTCACCCCCTCACTCGCGCTCACGGCGGGCCTCCCGCGCCGAGCAGCCGAGCCGGAGGCCCTAACCGGCGCCGGCAGCGCGGGCACGTCACCGCCTCACGCCGGATCGTCCACGACGCGCGCGACAGGTCGATCGCATGCGGCGTGGTGTAGCAGAGCGCCGAGACGTTGCCGGCGGCGTCGGTTTTTGCGGCCAGGTGATACACCTTCGGCCGCGTGGGATCACGTCGCATCGCCGCCTCCGGGGGACGGGGTGGGGATGGGGAGGAGCCGCTCGCGCTTCAGGCACCGCAGGCACACGCGCTCCTGCCAACGGTCGCCGCTCTTCGGATCGATCGCCCACTCCTCGCGCCAGTCGTGCGGCTCCGGCTCGCGGTGCGCGTCCGGACCCTCCTCCAGCGTGGTGTTGCAGTGAGGACACCCGACGCACTCGGGGCTCCCCATCGTCGTCCAGCAGGTGCTCCTGCCGCACCGACAGCGCATGTATCGCATCCTCCCTCCCTCCCTGCGCGCCCGACGCGCGGCGCTGGTGTGTGTGTGATTAGGGGGCGGTCGAGCGCGCTTCGGCCGCGTGCTTGATGAGCGTCGCCGCGATCTCGTCCGCTTGGTCCGGTGTCAGCCCGAGCCACGCCACGCGTTTGCCGAAATCCAGCACGACCTTGCCGTCGAGATGCGTGATCCCGATACGGATTTCGCCCTCATCCTCCGGCGTCAGCTTGCCCTCCGGGAACTGTCCCGTCGCGCCGAGCGGCTCGGGCGGTGACCCGTACTCATGTGGTGCGCCGTACTCGCGCGCCGCCGGAAGCAGCCCGTCGAGGAATGCCGCGCGCGGCGGGCGCTGGTCGCGGAACAGGCCCGCGAAATCGCTGGGATCGCTGCTGTGATGTGCCATCGCCTCACCCCTCCCCTCTGGTTGTGATCGCCGGCAGCGCCAGGTACGCGGCCGGAGTGGTGGTCAATCCTCCGAGTAATGCGTCTCGCCGCCGTCTTCGTCCCACTCACCCTCGTCGTCTGCCGGGTCGCACGAGCACGGCTCGTCATCGCACTCCAGGCACACGCAGTATTCCGCACACTCCGTGACGCCATAGGGACACTCGCAATCCTCCCCGCACCGAGGGCACGCGTGCATTGTCTCAGTCCTCGTGTGTGGTGATCGCCGGCAGCGCCAGATACGCCGTCAGCGCGTCTTTCGCGGCCTCGACTGAGTGCGCCACCTCGACCCGGTGGCCGTAGCGCCGGAGCCGTGCGTGCCAGTCGAGCTGCGTCGGCGTCAGCGCGCCGCCCGGCGTCTTGAGCTCGAGATAGAGCCCGGCGTAGTAGCCTGTGCGCCCCGACTCCCGCGGCACCGGCAGGCAGAGGTCCGGCACCCCTGGCCGCCGCCCCTCGGCTTTCAGCCGGCCGCCCTGGTGGGCCGTGCGCGCGCCGATCCAGTTCGGCACCGCGTACAACACCTCCAACTCCGGATAGCGCGCCCGAATGCCGGGCCGCTCACTCCACTCCACGACCGCCGCCTGCATGGCGTGCTCGTCGTCACGGCGCGCGCGCTGGCGCCGCACGTGCTCGACCGACTCCACGCCGCCGGTCAGGTCCGGCGCGATGCCGATGAGCGCGCGGAGTGTCGGCGGCTCCGCCGCTACCTCCTCCGCCGTGGGCGTGAGCGGCAGGCCACGGGCGCGACGCTCGGCCCGCCGGGCGGCCTCGGCCCGCGCCTCGTCGGGCGTGAGGTCGAGGAGGGGGCGCGAGGTCATGGGGTGGCCTCGACGCAGCGCTCGGGCGCGAACAACGACGATTGCCACTCCTGGCGCTCGACACGCGACACGTAGCGCGCGGCCTCGTCCGCCGAATTCGCGTTTCGGCCCTGCCGCCGCGCGCTCCAGCTCCACGCCATACTATCGGCACTGTAGAGCAGCGCGCGCACGATCCCCGACGCCAGGCTCGTCAGCTTGACGCCGAATCCGTGCAGTCTGAGATCCGGGCGGGCGCGATAGATCGCCAGCAACACGTCTTCAACGACCGCCGGGGTGCCGTTGCGCTTGCACACACTCCCGACGCCGACCCACGCCCCGTACGGCAGGAGGTGGCCGTAGTCGACGATGTGACGGGCGTAATCGCTCGGCTCGTACCCCTGCAACACCGGCATGAGCGGCGCGGTTGGGCAGAGCCGCCGCAGCTCGTGGTAACGGTCGACCGTGAGCAACTGGTGCTCTCGCACGCTCAGTCCCGTGCGCATCACCGCCATCGGCTCGCACATCCAATCCTGGCCGACCGCGGCCACCATCTGCCCGCAGCGCGACCACCGCGCGATCTGCTCGGCGTACACCTCCGGCGCTGCACGATACCCGCCGTGCTGGGTGACCTCGCCGAACGCGCCCGAGTCCAAAATCCACTCCTGCGCGGCGAAATCGCGCACGCGGTCGCGCAGCCGGCTAACGGAAATCATGCAGCGGTCGAACCGTCGCGCGTGGGCGACGACGTGTAGGCCGATGAAGAACATCACCCCGCCCCCTCCCGGTCCCACGCGACGAGCGCGGCGGCGATGGCGTCGGCGAGCGTGGGGCCGGTGGCGGTCCAGTGGCGGCCCTCGGGTACGTCCTCGACGTACACCTCGTACGGCACCGCGGCGATCTGCGAGCGGCGTCGCTTGAGGCTATACCAATACCGCGTCCGGTCCGCCGTGAGGGCGTCGAGCCGCGCGAGGAGGGCGGTGAGGGTGGGGGCGGTCATGGCTCCCTCGGCACGATGTCCTGCCCGTCCGTCCAGAGGGTGACGGTAAATCCCCAAGCGATCAGGTGGCGCACGAGACGCCGCGCGTGGTCTGCCGACATCGTCACCAGGTCCCAGCACCAGTTACCGACGTGCTCCCGGTAGCTCGTGACCGGATAGCGACGCCGGCCGACCTGGATCTGACCGCGCTCGCTCAGCTCGCGGAACACCGGACCGCCGTCCAGGTACGGAGACTCGAGCTCGCAATCGGCGACGTCCACCTGGAGGAGGTAACCGGCGGGCCGCCCCGAGTCGGGGTCGTTGACACACAGCATGATCGCAACGCTCGCCGCGCTCACGACACCCCTCCCACCGCCCCG